TAACAAAAATTCTATTTACCACCGCTTTTACGTTTTTATGGTAACAATTATTAACCCAATCCCCTATTTAATGAATCTCCTCGTTTGTTACGGTAACTGGTAACGTTTTCTACCAGCAATTTACAATTATGGTAACAATTCACTGTTGAAACCATTTCAACGAAATTTATTTGACCTTCTCGCACCACTTATGCTCACAAAAACTGTTAGTGCCCATACCAGGCATTTTCGCACCATAAAGCATTTTTTAAAACCATTTAAACACTATTTCGCTGCATTATACATATGACCAACCAAGAACAAGCCACTATCGCACACGCCGTCCCTATTCAATCCACAATACGTGTAATTCCTTCCGAAGTTAATGAACCGCCCCTAAATATTAAAAAAACTTTCTCTTATTCCAAATCCGTACAATTGTTCGCCATTATCGAAGCGTTCTTTCTTATACTTTTCGGTTTCTATCAACCTTGGTATTTTCTCCAGGCTATCGGACCTATTTGCGGTTATACCGGCGCCAAAAAATTTAACGTCTATTTATCCTATTTTTATTTTTCATACCTTATTGTCGCATTCCTCTCCAAGATATTCATCCTCTCTTTAACTCTCCCAAATACAGACTCCTTCTATATTTTCCTTTCTTTCTTCTCACTCTTCATCGATATATGGATCCTTAAAATATCACACTCCTTCCTTCATTATTTACAAGGTCTTACCGCAGACGAACGCAATAATCTACGCCATATGAAAATTATCACCACTTATCATTATTGGTAAATATTTAAATACAATCCTATCTTTATTACAATGGACTCATTTAATAAAGATATCCTTTTACATATATCCAAGTTTCTTGACAATAATACTTGTTGTAAATTATCTGATTTACATAATCTATCTATCATTAATAAATTCTATTACTCCATGTACAAAGAAAAAGTTAACATTATACCCTTGATTCCACTCAAGTATCGCAAACTCATTTATAATACTGAACCCAAAATCTTCAATTATAATTGTTATATGTGCGGACCTTTCAATAAAATAGAAGTTTCTAATATAATCGGAGCCATCGAAAACTCCAGAAATAGATCTTTACCTGATAGACCTAAACTTTATTATCCCCAGAATCCTCAATTCCCTATCCATTTTACTTCCACTTATGATATGAATATATTCAAAACTAAAGTTTCAACCTTAGCTCTTAATCTCAAGTTTCTCCTATCTGGTAGATGTTGCAATGGACAAGGAAGCACTCTATTTATTAAACATTAAACATTAAATTGAATTGATATAAAATATATATATCTATTCAATATATAATAACCATGTCTCAAAATACAATCAACAATAACAATCCAGAAGAACCAAACTACCAACCTTCGCAAGTTTATAATGATGACGAAGGAAAATGCGAAGATGACCCCCGCACCGGCACTGGTAGTAAATATTATAAAGAAAAGCACGCTATCACTTTCGCTCAAAATTATCTTAAAACAGACACCGCTAAGGGTATGGATGAACAAAATAAAACCGCCATGAAAGTTTGGGCTAATAAAGGTCCTAATGTCGCCGCCACTTATATGATGCATCAGGCTGGCGGTGATTATAGTCGTATGAGAAGTATGTACGGTTAACGACGCCTCCTCCTTTTACTCTTCCTACGTCGCCGTCTGGTGCGTTTTTTTAAGTTCCTTTTTCTACGCTTTTTCTTTGTACCTCTTCTTCTTCTTTTTCTCTTTGTATATTTCTTTTTTCTTCTTCCTCCCCAACGCTCAAACATCATTTTATTAAACTCCTCATCATTCATTTCAAAACCTTCATCCAACAACGAACCAGTGTCTATATCCATCGCCGCCACCCATGGAATCGGGCTCTTTTTCCCATCACCTCCAGGTCTCTTCTGAAGTCCCTTGTCGGTATAAATTATATTACGTGCCTCTTCCGCCCCTCTTATCTTTTCCCTTCCTACTTCACCATCAGATTCATTATAATTTTCTTGTTTTAACCTTTTCAATTTTCCGATATATTCTTTCCCCCTTCTTTTATATTCCGTAATTCCCTGCCTAAAAAAGGTGTAAGTCACCCATGCTTTTTTTTTTCTTTCATCAGTGGTACGATAATCCTTAACCATATCTACATTATTATTAACATCTTTGATTTTGTTCATTAAATTCTTTATAACCAATCTTATCATTTCTGTATCCTCGGCATCAGGTTCCTTAAATTTTTTTCTCCATACGCCTCCAAAGGTTTTTAACATATTCGCAACCGCACTTTTTCTCCATTCCTCAATCTCTTTCTCATAATAATAAGTGGGGTGATTCGCTCTATCAAACCTTTTTTGTAGAGAAACATCAACCACATTTCCAGCTTCATTGCGTCTTCGTTTTTTCATATGTTCTGTGTGCAGCCTCGTTGAGTTTTTGTTTTTCTCTGGCGTTTCTGGTGGCCTCTTCTTACTACTACTCATATATATTATCTAAATATTATATTATATGAATCCGTTTGAGATTGACGACCTCAAGAGGCACATCTTCTCTTTCCTGAGAAAAAAACCACATAAACAATGTCCCGACTGCCTCGATGTATTAGAATGGGACCCCGGAAAAAAATTTAAAAAATTCGTTGAATGGGGTGGCTTCAACCACAAATTTATTATGTGTAATGATTGTTATAGAGATAACTTTTTAAGAAATTACCAACACCTTCATATATGTGAAATGTGTTAACAGGCATATATCGGTATAATCTCCCTCAACTCTGTCGTATTCACCGCACCATTCCCAAAATATAGTTCCATAAACTCCTTCGTCCTCTCATCCTCAAACGAATCGCATATTTTTCCGTATAATTCCCTTCTTTTATCCTTTTCCAACTCCTTATCATACCTTATACATATCAAATGATTCTCTATAAGGTAATCCTTCTCTATATCTATCAAACAATAGTCAAAATTATACCTTCCTACACCATATCCTCTATTCATTACTATCATCAATTCATTATTTCCTCCTTTTTTAATGTAATTCTTCTTCTCTACATTCTTGTAAGCCTTATTTATCAATTTTTTATCCTTTATATCACTCGAATATATCAACCTTGTATCATTTTCATCCATAGATAGTATATCTTTATGCTGATTCCATACTATATTACCTACATGAACCCTAAATTCCATCTCATTTAGCGATTTTGACCCCTCATATAGCTCTTTTATCCTCTTCACCTTCTCTTTTGTATTGAATATTGTATATCCTCCCCTCTTTATAACCCATTCTCCATTATCCTTCGCCTTCTTTTTTACACACAATATCATCGTTTCTTGAGTCGTTTCCAGCCATTTCGCACCTTCATTGTCCTCTATTCCTATTATTTCACACGTTTTATCTATTAATTCCCTTAATTTATTGTAATATAAACAATTTTTAAAGCTTGAAGGCAGCACAAAACTCAATATACCTCTTTTTTTTAGCAAAGACAATGATTTTAAGATGAATAATACAAATATATTCGGCCTACCTTCTATATATTTCAAATAATCCTTCTCTACATCCCCTCTTTTCATCACATAGAAGGGCGGGTTACCTATAATCAGGTCATATACCTCCTCAAAATCCGTTTTTAGATAGTCCCCTCTCTTTAATTCTATATTCTCACCCTTCATATCCTCATTTTTCTCACATAATCCCGTCATCATCTCATTCATCTCTATCCCCTCTATCCTACTCTTCTTATATTTATTACTTAACTCCTTTATAAACTCCCCCGACCCATAACAGGGTTCCAATATCCTTTTAAATCTCCTCTTCCCTAACATTTTTATCGTCTTTTTTATGATTTCTTGTGAGGTAAAATATATTCCATTGCTCTTCTTCTCATCCTTATTAAGATTTTTGGTTATCGTTTTCGATAATTCGGTATAGCTCATATTAATATTTAATATCATGGATAATTTAAATCAATTTTAAAATAAAATAAAAAAACCCTATTCACCCGGTATTTTTATAAAATTATTTTAAGTTATTAATCCATTCTAAAACAGATTTCTCACATTTTTCGCGATCCGGATGTTTGAAATAATCCTTGGATATGCCCGAAAGAGTTTTTCTTTGTTGATACATCGCACGGTCATAATAAATGAACCCTCTATTTAAAGGATCTATTTCCATTTCTTTTTCGGAAAATTCATCGCATAATGCCTTGATTTTTTTTTGATGTGCTAAAAATCTCTGCCTTTTATCTTCATTCAATACATCACGCCCACGATATATAGTAGTTTTGTTATATTTACTACAACAAAAAGCATATACGCAATCCGCTTTGGGAAGGCCTCCATTATAAACAGGCGAATCATTATTCTTATCAACAGATTTAGCTTCAAGAGGAATTAATATATTATTCCATTTAATGATAAAATCAGGACAGGCATGTGTACCAAAAGGCTGTTGAATAAATGTATTGTTAGGAAGGTCCGTTATCCAATTAGGAGTGAGATGGTTTTTCCAGAAATCTTCTGAAGATATTTTTTGTGATTTCGGCGCTTTAGTCCAAAAATTAGTCTTACACCTATTAACTTCGTTGAAACCATATTGTAAAAGAACATCCGCTATAGCGTCTTCGTGTTTAGATATATTATGGACAGCGCCTGAACACGCCGCATAATTTTTATAATAACATAACGATAGTATTCGTTCGAAAGCCTTACTCATATTGTTCGTGTTATTCATTTTTATTCTTTTTCTATTCTATTTGTCTTATATATCTATAACATAATGAATCAATTTTTCCATATTTATGAAGGTGGAAATAGTTATGAATAGTGCTATTTCCCTGTTACGCATATAACCAATGTAATGATTGCGTATTCGCTTCCGCTTGGCTTCCTTCCGCTTGGCCTCCTTCTGTTTGGCCTTTTGTAAAAGATAAATATATAAAATCAATTTAAATATATTATTCGATATTTTTCTTATATGGAAAATGAACACCCTATTCCTTGTCACGTCGAATACGTTTGGCTTGACCATAATCAGAATTTTCGTTCTAAGACTAAGGTCTTAACCAATCATAACCCAAAACAGCAAGGTCTCCCTATGTGGAATTATGATGGCTCATCTACTAAACAGGCCAATGGAGCTAACTCTGAAGTATTTATACGCCCTATCAAACTATGCTATGACCCCTTTAGAAGAAGCGAAAACGCTTATATTGTATTATGCGATACTTGGCTCGCTGATAAAACTGAGTCTCAAAAACAAAAAAAACTTGTTTATATCTCACACCCCGATAATTCAAGAGCAAGAGCTCAATATATTTTTAATAAACCAAAAGTTATTTATGAAGACCCTTGGTACGGCATTGAACAAGAATTCTTTTTTACTACCAGAGAAGGAACCGGTATCGGCCCTACTAAAAGATTCTTTGAAACACCCGTCGGCATGACCACCGTTGATGGTAAAGAATGGGTTAGCACCAGCGGAAAAACACAAGGCGATTTCTATTGTGGCGTAGGTCCTAATAATGTTAAACAGCGTGATGTCGCTGAATATATCCTTAATTGTTTGTCCTTCTCCAGGCAAATTAAATGCACTGGTTATAATTGGGAAGTCGCTCCTGGACAATGCGAATTCCAAATTTTTGATGCTGGTATTGACGCCGCCGATTCTCTACTACTTTTCCGTTATATCGCTCAAAGAGCCGCTGAAGAACGTGGTCTTTCCATTAATTTTCATCCTAAACCTATGTCTGGTGATTGGAATGGTTCCGGTTGTCATACCAATTTCTCCTCCAAATCCATGAGAGAACCCGACTCTTATTTTTCCGTTATCACCCCCGCACTTAAAGCTCTTAAAAATAACCATAGTTATCATATAGAAAATTATGGTTCTGGTAATAAAGAACGTCTTACTGGTGAACACGAAACTGCCTCTTGGGATACTTTCACCGCTGGTGTAGCCAATCGTGGTGCTTCTATTAGGGTACCTACACAAACGTATTATGATAAATCTGGTTATATTGAAGACCGCCGTCCTTCTTCTAATATGGACCCTTATGTAGTCACCTCTCTTCTCGCTAATACCATCATTCTTAAAGGTAAAGAAACCAATCTAACTGAACAAGTTTCTATGATTGGAACACACGCTGATGAATCTACCGTTTCCACCAACGCTTAGACGTGCCTTTTTTTTAGTTCTCTTTTTGCAGTTTCATTTATTCTGTTGAGGCCAATAATGCCTGCTTACTCAACATACATTCCTTCCTTCTCTCACTCCTTAATCCCTTACTATTTATATATTTTATCGAATTCGTTAAATTCTTCATCAATACATCTTGTTGGAAAAAATTGATAACCTGTCCATTCGTAATATTCTTATGTAATATTTGCAATGAATTCGTACAATACAAATTATATGACTTTAACTTACTATTTAACCCCATCAATTTCTCCTGGACCGAATTATAGTATTTTTGCACTTCATCATTTACTGCTTTGGCATCATCCAATTTAAAAATACACGTCTTATCTTCGTCTTCACTTGTGTATATATAAACATAATCACTATATAAAAATTTATCCAGAGAAGGTGAATTCTCTTTACCCTTTACCAATACAAATGCTATATGAAATCCATAACCAAATTTAATCAATATATCAATCTCTTTACACGGATCTATCCAATACGCCATCTCCTCCATCTTTTTATCCTCCTGGAATTGTGTTATCAATCCATCTAAATAGCCTTTCTTTACCCATCTACCCAATTTCCTTCCTTTCTTTAATCCACAATCTTCTAATAATTCTATTATCTTTCCTGAATTATTATCCTTCCACGTCATCTTTAATATATTCGTCATTAATAACGCAATCTTTTGTTTTAAATCCGATAACATTTAAATAATACCTTTAAAAAAAAAGTATCATTTTAACTTACTAAATATTATAGCTGTACCACCTGCACCCCGTCTTCATACTCGTCTTCATAAATATCATGCCCTCTCACCATTCTATAATTCGCCAGATCCTTCTTATTCTTCCATCTTTTCTTCTTCGTTCTATATCTGGGACTACCCTTCCTTGTATTCGTCATTGCTTTCCCCACGTAATCCATTATTCTTGATATCGCATTTCCCATATAATATTAGACCATATAATTTTTATATCAATATATATTAACTATGCAAGTTGAACACAAGTATGTTTTCTGTTATTGGTTATGGCCTTGGACATTGCTCTTTCTTTTAGGTATTATTAAACAAACGCCTCTCCCATCCTTACTTTTCGCTGTAATTTATAATATTTGGACTAATTTCTTTAGCCCATGGAATCATAAATTCCCCTTATCTTATAGTATATTGGTTATCTCAATGGAAACGTTGGTTTTTCTTAGTGTCGCATACAAATCAAAAAACGTTGTTAAGGATTTTTTCAAAGATATGTATTTCAATATTTTTATTTTTTTGGTTTATTTAGCTTTCCTTTTTATAAACAATCTGTCTTTTTCTGAAATTTATTTCAAACACATTCCAAATCAACGTAAATCAGATGGCGATGCTTTAACTTTTATTAAAAACAAGTTCGCTTTCATATTATCTTAAATACTATATAAAAAGGACTTCAATTCCATATATTGCTTCCCCATATTCGTTATGTCTTCGTTCTGCCATAACTCACAGTTTCCAAAAGATATCCCTTTCGTTGGGGTAGTATCCATCGTATCTTCCCCGGTTATCTTATAGAAATTCCATCCCAATGTCTCGAATATAGCCACATATTTCTTTCCTTTTATTTTACATCCATATATTTTCGCCATGTTTGATAGTTCTCGTATTTTAAAATTACCTTATAAAGTAATTTTAAATCAATTTTTCAATCTATTTCTTAAACTTTCATTCTCTTTTTCTAATTCCGCCATTTTTCTTTCATGATGGTTCCAAAACGCGTCTACTAATTCTTTTGTTTCCAACGAATACAAATCTTCTTTCTGCACTATTGGATCTTTTGTTTTTAATCTTATAGCCATAAGATTTGTATCACGAGTGAAATCGCACAACATCTTCTGCACTTTGAAATTTCCACTCCAGGAATATCCTCTAAATTTATCTACAACTTCTTTTTCTAATAAATGTATTTTTCTACAAAGTTGATCGGCAAAAGCATCCCAATCTGTTTCTTCTTCTGTTATTGAAGCCATTATATTATTTATTGCTTATCCTCTATATCCTTTATCGCATCCTTTATGTTACAATTCGTAGCCAATTTCGCTATAATAGCATTATCAACTGTAGACTTTTCTATTATTTCACGATGTAATTTCAGTTTTACATTTCCTAATTTACTACAATCCTCGTCTGTATGCATGATATCATAATTAATATCCCCAAATAATTTGTGTTTAAACCAAAAAATTTCTTTATTTAGTTCCCCCCCTTCTTTCACATCTTCTTGAACCCAACCTTCTTTTTCTTTATTTACCCAAAATTTTCCTCTTTTTCCATCCGCACAATGAACTGGTCTTTCTTCTGCTGGCATTTTATTTATTTCTTTTATAAATAATTCAGAAGGCGCGTCCTTTATATATTGTAAATTAGACTTATAAACCACGTCTTCCAATTTATATTTAACTTCTTTTGCTAACCGCCCAATTAAATTTTCAACTGTTTTCGCATCTTTACAATAATCATCCAGATATACCTGGACCGTTATATTATTATTATATGTATTATTACAGTTCGTATTATTATCTCCCATCGTTTTATGGTTTAATAGTAAATGTAGTTGTTCTGTTGTAAGAAAAACGCCGGCATTGTTAGCTGGTGTTTTATCTTCTTCTTCACTTTCTTCTTCCAAATCATTTATATATTCACATTTTTTCTTATGTTTCCATAATCCACTTCTGTTTTTATATTCCTCACCACAATGCTCACAAATATATGACTTTACCCTTTTTTTACTCGTTTTTGGAAACGGTTTGGAAACGCTTGGAAACGCTTTTTTAATATGTTTTTTGGTAAGGATATGTCTGTCCCAATGAGATTTTTGTGACGCTATATAGTCACAACATTCGCAATAATTATAATACCCTTTTTTTACCCTTTTTTTTTCGTTTTTACCCGTTTTGGAAACATTTGGAAACATTTTATACTAAATAAAGATAATATTTTTAAGTATTTACCAAAAATAATGTATTATTTTTTTTATGGTCACAAAAATCATTCCAGAAAAAATACGTTTTAAAACCTTATATGCTCTCATAGCATTGGGCTTGAGGGTTTTGCATAAAAATCGTGCTTGTTTTAGTTGTGTACAGAGTTTTTGGACATTTCATGAGACATTTGAAATGTCCAATTTCTGACTCCAGACTAGAAACATATACATATATAACAAAAAACCATAAATATATATAAAATTGATATAAAATTATATTAATATATTTATTTATTATGAGCAAAACAGGTTTGAAAAGAAAAGGTAAAGAGAAATATTATACATCTCTTGCAGTGGTGAAAAAGCTTTTAGTATCTTACAATAAAATAATTGAAAGAAATGATACAGATTTGTGGATAGAACCAAGTGCGGGCAATGGATCATTCACATCATATTTGGGAGATAGGAATCTGGTAGCTTATGATATTGCACCTGAAGGAGATAATATTATAAAACAAGACTTCTTTGATTTAAATTTGGATATATGGTCTATACCACTGCATTTTATAGGGAATCCACCATTTGGTAGGCAGTCATCTATAGCAATACAGTTTATAAAACGCATTACAGCGTGTGAGAAAACGAAGTCATTGGCGTTTATATTGCCCAAAAGCTTTAAAAAGGATAGTATGAAGAGATACTTTCCTCTAAACTATCATTTGGAACATGAAGAGGATGTGGATAAAGATGGTTTTACAATGGAAGGAACAAATATAGATGTGCCTTGTGTATTTCAAATATGGGTAAAGAAGGATCAAGAACGTGAAAAACCAGTAAAATTAGAACCAAAGGGTTATGAATTTACAAAGAAATTACAGGGTAGATATGCGTTGAGAAGAGTAGGAGTTCGTGCGGGTTTAATACTGGATATGTTTCTTCATCCACTATCCGAAATATCAGAACAGAGTCATTATTTTATGAAGTTAGATGAAGGAGATGAGAAATTTATAGGAAAATATGAAGAAACTATAAATTTTGAACATAATAATACGGTTGGTCCTAAATCAATATCGAAACAAGAATTTATTCAAGTATTGAATCAGTTATTTTAACGGCGACGTCTTCTACGTCTGGATTTTTTACCCTTTCTACGACGTTTGCGACGAGTTTTCTTGCGTTTTCTACGGCTTTTTTTACTTTTTCTACGACGTTTGCGACGACTTTTACGTCCTCCTCTTAAATCAAGGGCACCTCTGGTAAGTTTATTAAGACCACCAGCACTGGTTTTCAATAGAACAACACTTAAATTTTTAACACCACCGACGACAGAACCTATGGCGTCACCACCTTTTTTCAAAATTTTACCACCAGTTCCGGTTACAACAACAAGACCTTTACTGGCTCCTTTAATAGTGTATTGAATAGCACCGTTATCTAATCTAACTGGTTTTGTTAATTTGCCAACTTTGTTTAATAATTTAGCGGCACCTTTACCTGTTTTTTTAACGACCTTTGCGTTATTGTGGAACAAACCTCTATTGATCATTTTGAACATTTTATGAACACGATTAATAAGTTTGGTTGCTGTACTTGCGATTGGGATTTTGACCATTATATAATAATAGCAGAAAATATTATTTAAAAATATAAGAAAAAATTAATTATAATGAGGAAAAGTTTTTGTCTAAAAGTCATTGGAGTGATGAGTTTTCTGTTTTTAGGAATAAACGCAGAAAATACTGATACGAAAAAGAAAGTGAAACATAACTGGATTAGGGTGCCTTGGTCTCATGGTGGGTATTATTATCATAATACAAAAACGCGTGAGGACCGGGATACACCCCCTCAAGGTGTTGAATTATAAAAAATTGATTTAAAATATTTGAGAATTAATATTTATACTCAAATATTTATACATCATGACTCAAACTCAATGCACATATTGTGAACGTTCTTTAAGAATAGAAATAATATCACCATTCCCAAATTTAAAATATATAATTTCAAAAAGGAACCCTACAACGCGGTATGGTGGAAAGTTTTGTAGTACGTTTTGTGGGACGAGTCATATTAGAAATGTGGAATCAATGTTGAAAAGATATAAATATAATATTAAAAAAATAAAAAGAATACAACAATGGTGGAAAATTATAACGAATTAACAAGTCAAATTATCACGAATCCATTGTTGTATTTTAAGATTAGTAGGCTTTAAAAAGGATTGCATAGCATCATAATAAAATTCTTTATTTGTTTCATCAGTATCATTATCTAAAATATTAAGAATATTATAAACAACTACCAATGTTCTTTTTTCATAAACATCAGTTATTTTTTCAAATACATTATCTATATTAACAGCAGCATCATCGGTTTTAAATAATTCTTGAGTATCAAGGTCTAATATATTCTTATACATTTGTAATGTTGTAGTAATAGTAGCTAATTTAGTATTTTTATAAGTATTAATAAGTGCGTCGATACCTTTTATAGCCGATTTTAATATATATGCGTTCTTAGGATTATTACCATCCGTTTTATACCATAAATAAAATCTACGAATTGCATGGAAAAGATAATATAAATCATCTTTATTATCGCCATACCACCATCTAACAACACCTTGTGAATATGTAGGTTTTTGTATATGTAGTATATTATTAGAAATACTAACTTTGGTTCCTATGGGGCAGTGGCTTACTAATGATAATTGTATCATAACCTGCAAAGGCTCTAAAATCATATCCTGCCTTTCTTTTTGCTGATTAAAATTCATATATATATTAAGCTAATTATTATTTTAAATAAGTTTAAAGAATAATGTAGTTATATATAAATTAATGGATTATGAAAGCAACGATTTAATAACGATGCGATTTCCAAGAGATAATGCGACATTTGCGAAATTTAACAATAAATCACTGGAAGAACAGGAAGACATTGTGAAATTAGGAATGGTGATGCAATCGAGCGGTAAAGATAGAAAGATAACACTAAATAACGAAGATTGGGAAGAGAAATTAAGCAATATAAAAAGAAAAAATTGTGATATGAATAATAAATATGATGAACAGATAAAAAAATTGAAAGAGACTATAAAAAAGATGAAGGATGATAATAGGGAAGAAATGAGTAATGGGATTAAAGAAGCGAAAGAACTTGAAAAAAACAAATTTGAATCATTGTTATTGAATTCTCAAAGTCGTGTAGAGAAATTATCCGAAGATATTGAATCTCTTAAAAAGGAAAAATGGGATTTGGCGGATGAAATGAGGAAAAATTATGATGAAAAATTAGATAAGATGCGGGAAAATGAAAGAGTATATCAAGAAGAAAGAGAGGAAAAATATAGAAATTCTTTGAAAGATTTGGCTGATAAAATGAATGACGATGATAAATGTCAAGTAGCATCAAATAAAGGGAAGGTAGGAGAAAATAGCATTCAAAATTTTTTAACCATGTCTTTACCAAAGGCAGATATAGAAGATGTAGCACAAAAAGGTGGTGCTGGTGATTTGATTATCCACGACGCTTCTCGTAATATAATGGTAGAAGTCAAAAATTATGATAGTGCTAATGTAAAAACATCAGAAGTCAATAAATTTAAAAAGGATATGACTGGTAATAATTTTACTGGAGGGATTTTCTTAAGTATGAAACGAGGTATATGTAATATAGACAATTGGACTATTGATACTATAAGTGGTAAGCCGGTTATATATTTATGTAATGTGTCCAGCAATATGGAGAATATTATAACAGCTTATAAGATAATTAAAAAACTATCTGAAATTAATATGGACTGGACAATTACGGAGAAGTTGAAAAAAATTGAAGATTTTGTAAAGCAATACGGCAAGGACAAGAAGAAGAAATTGAAAATACTCAACAATCATACAAGAGACATGACCAAATGTATCGAAGAAGAGGAGAAAAAATTGATTACTTTAATTGAATTTTTAAGAGATTAATATATTAAATAATTATGTATATTTAATATATATGGATAAAGCGAAATTAGAAGAATATATTAATTTATGTGCTCCTTCCTTTCTTATTAAAATGAAAAAAACAAAAAATGATGAGCCTTTTTTTTTTAAAGCAAATAAAAGCGATTATAATAAAGACACAACTGTATTAAGATTTACAATACCCTATATGGACACCGAGAGTGATGACACAACTCAGTTTTATCGAGAAATGGATTTAAATGTGTTCGATAATGATTTTGAAAAACTTAAAGCAACAATTATACCAGAGCATAAAGATATGTATAAAGATATATTTACGAAACAAATGGAGGTTGATTGTGGTAAAGAAAACTGTGGTGGTAATAAATTGATTCCTCCTCCACCGCCGGCACCAGCAAACCCAACAACAAAGCCAGAAATAAAATCATTAAAACCTCCAGGTAAGGGTGCAAGAGACAAGGCAAGAGAAGCACTTCCAAAACTAATGCCACCTCCAAGTATTAGAGCCTCTCAAGTAACAGAGCAAGACACATATGCTACGTTTGATGGATCGCTTCCGGAGTACAACTATCCCCCAGAGTACCACGGCGGCGGAAAGAAGAAGAAAAAGAGAAGGAAGAAAAGTAGTAGAAGTAAAAAAAGGAGAAACAAAAGGAAGAACCGTACAAAGAAAAATTAATATATCAATGAATAATATATTAATGTTTCATTTTTGTAAGCATAAGGATATGCTTGGGAAACCAAAAACAGGAGTGCATAGTTATAGAATAATGAATATTGCTGTAGTGGATGTATTGCTTACAATACTATTAGCGAAGGCAATACAATATTATATAATACCGGAAACGAATATATGGTTAATATTATGCAGTAGTTTTTTATCAGGTATAATATTACATAGGATATTTTGTGTGAAGACGACAATAGATAAATTTTTATTTGGAAGATAAGATAGTCTTATATAATTGTTCTAATTTTTTAAGATTGGTTATTTTTTTAGAATATTGTAATAATTTAGCTTCAATATTATTTTTACTATACTTGATTTTGAGTGTTTTATATAATAATTTTTGATTTTTTTTGAATTTTAAATAAGCGATGAACCGTCTAATAAATTCCTTAAGAACTAATTGTTTAATATTAGATTTAGAAGAGAAATCGGAGGGTAAATTGAAATTATCAACGCGCCTTTGAGCGACATATCTATCAAAACTAATAACGGGATATTTCCCTCCAAATTCGTGGTCTTTATATATAGTAGATAGATTAGTGTTTATCTTAGGTTTTTTACGGTTTTTCTTTGTACATGCTTTTTTTTTCTTTTTATTTGATATACATTTTTTTGATTTGGGCATAATTATATTATAATAATATAATTATTTATATAAAATGGATAAAATAAAACAAGTTATGGAATATGATTATATATTTAAAATAATTTTTCTTGGAGATACGGCTGTAGGTAAGACGAGTATAGTAAGGAGGTTGAGAAATAAGGGGTTCAAACTTCAAGCGGAGCCGACGATAGGTTTAGATTTTACAGCAATGTATGGTAATATAACACACGGTAAAAAGATAAAGTTTCATGTATGGGATACGGCGGGACAAGAGAATTTTAATAGTATAATACAAACCTATTATAGGGGGGTTGCGTGTGCGTGTATAGTAGTGGATGTATCAAATCGTGATGCTTTGGATAATGCGTCTAAATGGTTAAAACAATTTAATGAGAAGAAGAGTCCGAATTCGGTAGGGATGCCTATAATAATAGGGAACAAGACGGATCTCAAAAGGGCATATGCCTATGAGGCGGGTGAGGATTGGGCGAATGATAATGGTTGTTTATATTGGGAGATGAGTGCGAAGAACAATGATAATGCGGCGGGATTATTATATTTTATAGGGAATAATATATTTAATAACTGGGATGAAGAGTCGAAGGCTGCTGGCATCTCGCCGAATGTAATAAAAGATAACCTGGAGTTAGGTAGAGAGAGGGGGAATAATATATTTAAAAGTTGTTGTATAATATCTTAATATTGATATAACATTTTAACTTGTAAAGAGAAGGACCAATCCATATTATTAAGATTAACGATATAACCTTTATCGTTTAAAAGACGAACGCGGAAAGCGGAGAGATTAACAGGTCCGAAATATATTCTTTTGGTGAGTTCGGGTCTTGGATTAGTATAAATAAATGTGCCGAAATTAGTGATAGGTCCATTGGGGATAGGGATTCTTTGTAAAACATCAGTAGAAGCGGGACTGGTGTATCTATCGGCGGGTTTGCCGCTCATAGCTAATTTGAGTTGGTCAACTGTATAACGTTGAGCGGCTGTTAAATTGGAACTTAAATCACGATTGATGGGGGTTGCACGACAACCTTGTTCAGGTAAATTCCATTGAGGGAGACAAGGGTCATCAAGACCCATATGCATAGTTTGTCTGTTATAATAAGAAGGTAAGTTAAAATTAGCTTTATTACTTGTGATAGTAACAAGGTCTTGGTTGGGCTTACTATTTTGAAAATCATCAATAGATAATAAGAAATATCGTGGTCCCAATAAATCAAGTAAAGCTTCACCTGTGGCGGATTGTGTAGGTTGAATAATATAATCAGTTAAACGGAAACCCAACAAATAACCAAGATTATAATCTATTTTTTGTCCGACGCCACCACCTTCAACACATAAAGAGATGGAGGCAGAAGGTCTATACCATTGAATTTTAATATTAAATAAATTATTATTTTTAACGGATATTTTATGTTTAAGGGGGTCGTATGAGAAAACGAGATTTAGACTTGGGTCTATAGTATTAAGGGCGGTAACAATATCGGCAGGAGTTTTATAATTACCTTCGGGGATTATTTTAGGAACACCATCTTCTCTATCAGTGCAGAAATAATTAGTGCCGTATTCGGCGTTGAATACCCACCAACTATAAGGAAGTTCAGCACTGATGAGTGTTATTTCCATAGATTTTTTTAAAGGTTGATTAAGATTGATGGTATAATTAGTGCAAGATTGTAATTTTTTATTAGAATTAGGTCCTACAGATGGACAAGATACAGAAGAGGGGTCAAGGATAGTTCTATAAGCACTATCGAAATTGATAGTTCTGGTTATAAATTGTATTTTGGTGGGATTAGTAGTTCCTTGAGTATAAGTTTGTTGATGAGAATAAGCGGATGGAGCTCTTAATTCGGCAATAACATTTTGTCTATCATCCATATGTTTAATTTTGCCGGAATATCTATCACCAACCAATGTATCGTCTGTTTTTTTAGCACCAACACCATCATAAAATAAACTTTCCTTCTGTAATCCATCTTTATCGGTTAATAACTTTTTCCTAACATCAAAAAAGAACTTTTTAAAAATGGGTTTATCATCGTATTTATCAATATATGTTTGCGTTATGGCGACTATATCGGCTTTTGTTAACTTAATTTCATCAATGACTCCCATAATGGCTAATAATTCTTCACTTTGGTAGTTATCTACATCAAAATCAGTCATATCGGGTCCTTTATTATTGGACATATATATATAGAATGTATAAAATTTTATCTAATAAATAATCTTATTTATTTATATAATGGATTTTTTTGATAATTTAATGGCTCCTTTGGATAAAAACTATTGTATTTATTTTTATATTTCTGGTTTATTTGCGTTATTTAGTGCTGTTCTGGCATTAGTAAGTGTAGTTCCTTGCATGATGGATAAGAAAAAGAACCAATATTGCTTTAATTTAGTATTATTAAGTCTTCAAATGGGCGTAGGATATTTAGTAAATAGAATGTTATATAATATGTGTATGAATTGATTGTAGTTTGAAATCTAACTATTATCATTTATTAAGGGGTGTGACTTTGGCTTCGTTTCCAGTTAAATCTTCGGCAGCTTTCTTTAATTCATCCATTGTAGGGATATGAGAAACTGGTGCGTGTGGTTCCAATTTCCTATAATTATCGGTGAAATCAATAATAGCGGGTAATCTGGTAACGCCTTTATCTTCTCTATAATAAGAAGGTATATATTTGAAATCATTTTTACGATATGGATGAACGGCAATAGTATCTTTTGGAACTTGCGACGAGATAACAATTCTTACAATTTTAGGTTTTGATTTATTTTGAGTTGCGAGATATTGTTCAACAAATTCGACTTGTCCGGTGGCTTGTATAAAACAAATCATTTCATTACCTTCGGTTCCACAAATATTATCCATTATAAAGCCGTTATGATCATCATGGATTGCTTGCTTTAGAAATGGATAACCAAGACCTTTTCCTTTAGCAAAGAAACCTTTAAGGCTCCACGGGTCTGTAATACCTAAGTTTTCAAATTTTCTTTTTAGGTCATTATCATCTAAATTTTTCCTGGTGACTATTTTATGTAAATCTTCTTTTAATTGTTGTTGTTGTTTTCCCCATTCGCTGGCGTTTAAATCAAATTCACCATCTTTATTGAAAACATGAGGACAACACATTCTTACAGGTCCGCTCATCCGATGGTCAGTATGTAAATACATAACATAGTTGCGTGTGTATGACGTGTAAGCCAATTCGAAGTTAGTTTTTCCTTTTGAAGACATGTTGATAGTATTGCTTCATATTACAATTGAGAATTAAATCAATTTTATTTGAAGGAACCTGAAGGTGCCTTTTTTTTAGTGCTTTTTTAAAAGTAAATAAAATTGAATGAAAATATAATATATCGGTGATGTAATAACAGTTATCATGAGTTCAAAAATGCCTGTAGATTGCGACATTTGTTGCGAGTCATTTACGAAACAAGTAAGAAAAAAAATAGATTGCGGAAATTGCGATTTGAAAGTATGTGCGGCGTGTGTAAAGCATTACTTATTAAGTAAAAAAGATGCTCATTGTATGGGGTGTAAAATGGGTTGGACAGACGCATTTTGTAATGATATTTTAGGGGGTTTTATGCATGGGACTTATAGACACCACACGAAAGAGTTGTTGTGGGATATGGAGAAAGCGAGAATGCCTGAAACGATGCCTGCTGTAGAAAGGGTTATTAAATTGCGAAAGATGAAGGTTGAAGAAAGGGAAATGACCAAGCAGGTAGAAGAAGCGAGAGAAGTATATAATAATTTACTAAATATGCAAAGACAATTGAAACGTAATATAGAGAATGGAAATGTGGATGGGTCTTCAGAAGTGGAAATGGAAAAGAAAAAGAAAGAGTTTATAAGGGCTTGTCCTGTTGATGGTTGTACGGGTTTCCTATCATCGCAATGGAAATGTGGGGTATGTGAAACCTGGACTTGTAAAGAGTGTATGGAAGTTATAGGTAAAGATAAAGAAGCAGAACATACCTGTAATCCGGATGTATTGGCGAGTGCTCAATTGTTAAAGAAAGAGACTAAGCCGTGTCCGTCGTGTTCTGCCGCTATATTTAAAATTTCAGGATGTGACCAGATGTGGTGTACACAATGTAAGGTTCCGTTTTCTTGGAAGACAGGTTTGAAAGTATCAGGAACTATTCATAATCCACACTATTATCAATGGCAGAGACAAAATGGAGGAAATGTTCAAAATCCAGGAGCGATAGCTTGTGGTGGATTGCCTGGTTGGGGTATGTTTTCGGGAATAATGAAATATTTCAAGGTTGGAAATCAAAATTGTAAAATAGAACGTTTCTTACGGTATTATTCAGAAGAGTATAATATGTTTCAATGCTATTTGTCTCAACATGGTGTGAAAAGTTGGGGTAGAAAAAACACATTAAGTTATGTTTCTGATAGGACACGAAGAGGACGAGAGACCGATATACCTTCGGGAGGTTTAAATATAAAGATACAGAGACAGCCGGATAGATTTTATGTTATTCCACCACATAAATTAAGAATGCAACGATGGAAAATGGGTGAAGAATATGAGTATCACTTAGAATTGAATGTGCCTGATATTGCTTTAGACGTATTTAAATTATGTAATACTTTACAAAAGATGCATAGGGCAGCCTCTCATTTTGAAAACGTAGAATTGGACAAATATAGACGGTTAATAAATCGCCACGTGAATAATGATGGAGAGACCGATAGAGTTTTATATATATTAAAAGAAGTAACAGAGAGTTCTTTAAAAACAAAATTAATGAAACAAGATAGAAAGAAGAAAAAGGAAAGAGCTATATTAGATATATTTGAAGTATATAATACAGTTCTTGGGGATGCTATAAGAACTATATACAATCATTACAGGACGAATAAAGACGTGGGAGAACATTACGGTAATTTTAACTTTTTGAAAGAGCAAATGGACCGAATAGAAAATGTTAGACAATATGCTAATATAGAGTTGTTGAAAATTAGTAAGACTTACAAACAAGTAGTTCCTTTAATATCTACTACAGGATACACAGAGTCGTGGCATTGGGATTATGTTAAGAAAGAAATGAACAATGGGTTTGAATCGGCAGATTTAAAAGAAGCATTCCTTAGAAGAAAGGGGATAGTTCATGGAGAAAAAATGATTTATGAAAGTCCAAAAATATTAGGAGAAAAATATGTTTTCCAACCTACAGAAGAGCTGGATTTAGAAATATTATCAAATTATAGGTCTGCTTATAAATACGCCAGAAGACATCGTAGATATTAATTAATAAATAAATTCCTTAAAAATGTATAAATTATCCTGATATGTTCAGGATATTTTTTAATTTTTGAACAAATATGTGGGTCTCTCCATGGATGTGCTAATTTAATTTCACCACATAGATTACATCTTTTACTTTTTGATATAGGTTTTAATGTACAAACATTAGAATCATTACCGTTTTTCTTTCTAACTAATTCACGATGTTTTTCATCTTTCTTACGGAAACATTTTGAACATCTTCTAATTGCTTTAGGTTTATTCATCCATATCCATTCATCACTTTCATATACAAAATCGGAATAGGGAAGAGATGTTTCTATTCTATAATTCGTTAGTGAAAAACAACCGGCATTACCGCCTCTTTTCAAATGCTTACTGCCTTTAAATATGAGGTTTTCCAAATAAGCAAGCGGCTTTATATTTTCGTGTTTCTCTAATATTTTTTTACGAGAAATATGGTAAGTACCATGATAAAAGTATGAGTTATAATAATCATCATTATATATTTTTAAACCTACCTCTTCGCATCTGGTAGGCATATTTCTTATAATACCTATACCTTCTATTTCATTAGTGTTATTGTTCATTTCTAATATAAAAATTCCTGCATCAACAGGAACACTATTAATAGGGTTCATTCTGGTAGTCATAATATGGTTTTCTTTACCCAATTTTTTCTTATATTCGCAATTTTCTTTGTACGTACCCGTTGTAAATTTGGAAGTACCAATATTACAAATAGATTTTATGAAATCTATTTGACGTTGGTTCATGATATTAAATATAGACTATTAATCTATATTTAATCAATTTTAATTACACCATATAAGCATATTTGATTTTTTCTTAGCTAAATCTAGGTTTTTCTTAGCATTCGATTTAACCTTCTTAACATTACAAGATAAATTAAACAAGGCTTGAGTAAGGTTTTTAGACTCATTTTCTTTAGATATTTTTTTAATAATATCAAGGTCTTCTGGATTAGTATCATATATTTTTGTTAATTTGGCTTCTTTTTTAAGAAAGAAGGCTTTATAATATTCTTTTTGCAATTTAATCAATGTATCGTTTTTTTTAATTAAGTCTTTTGGATACTTTCCTATTCGTGTAAATGCTTTTGTATATGTTTTATTTCTGGTTGTATGCATATGTAATACCATAGCAGATGGTATCCATTCCTCATCAATCCCCTTTTTTTCCCAATCTTTATTCAAAATTTCATATTTATCAAAGAAGTGTCGTATATGTTTTGAATGACAATCTTTAAAACCACCATAATTATAATGTAATTCATTAGCAATTTTTTGGTCACCTTTATTCAATTCAATTTTTAATCGGACGATATTATGATTTAATAAGGCAGTTTTAATTAAAATAGCTGTTTGGTGGTCTTTTTCTTTCATTGCTCTTTCGGCTAATTTCAAATAAAAATGAATATTATGTTTGACGTTCTGTTTTGTTAAGTATTTTTCACCATCACTTAATATTAAAACAACCAGGTTAGTAACAGCATTATTGGTATAATAGGGTATTGATTTTTCTTTATTATATAGATAACTAATCATTTTTTTGGCGGCTTTTCTCATTGTTAATGAATTTTCTTCCAACTTTTTATCAAAATCACTGGTCATTAAATCCAAAAAAACTTGTTTAAGATTAAAATTTTTATAACCTAAGCAACCAGTGCTGGCTCTTCTATTTTGAGGCGATGGGGGTGGTGTGGTATCGTTCCAACTATTTACCCTATTTAATTTATTACTTGGTGAAAACATATTTACGGGTTTAAACATCTCGCATCCTACCAGAGACAAGGTTCTGCTCTTTCTTTTTATAGGCATTATTATACTTATTTAAAAATAAATTGTTTTTAAATAATAATATTATGAATCCTTGTGCATCTATTTGTGGGTTATTTTGGAGTTGTTATTGTTGTGGACATATAGGATTATTCAGTTATGATATAATAGACGAACAATATGATGTGACTAATAAATGTAAAGATTTATGTGATAAAATGAAGAAAAAGAAAGGATATGAAAGAGTTGAATTAGTAATAGAAGAATATGAACCAGAAATGATGTTACCGGAAACAGGGAAAGATAAGATGCTATATAAGTCATATAAACCTATGAATACTTTATATGAAATGAGTGAGGAAGATTAACTTATCTTTACACACATTGGCCCTTAACGCAATGTTTGTCTTCTCCATATTTATCTTTAATCCCTTTACAATCATTACCAGAATAGCTATAATAACACTGGTTGTGTCCATTTCCAGGCGGATCGCGGCATTCACTGTTAGGTCCCCTCAATCTTCCCGACTTGTTGTCTTTGATACATTTGTTACCGTTGCCCACACCTCCTCTTTTTCTACGAGTTTTTCTTTTTCTTTTACGTCTTCTTCTTCTCTTTTTCTTTGTACGTCTTCTCTTTTTCTTTGTACTTTTTCTTCTATATTTTCTACGTCTACTTGTCATATATATATAGTATAGATATTAACGCGCGTTAAAATAATTGATAATATAGAAATAAATAGACCAATGAGCGAAACTTTTTACATAATTGGCGTGTAATCCTCTATAAAAAGCGGGAATACCACCTTCATTCTTATAAATTTTACGAATACAATCCAAAGAATTATTATATACAGGGACCGATTTATCATATCCCTGTAATTGTAATCTTCTTCTAATTAAATCTGTGGGATAAGTTACGGATAAAGCCATAACACTTGCTATACCGCCGTTAATAAACGGAAGGTAATGATTCTTTTTTTTTACATAATCTTGAAAATGAAATAAACAACCACTAAAGGAACCAAAACCGACAATACTCATGGGTAATCCACCATATAAACGTTTAATGGGACTGTTTTTTAGTACACTAAAAATCCCATTATATTTATTTTTATTAGTTTGTAATGATAAGAAACTCCTGGTTGTATCAAGTGGGTATATGATAGTCATAGAAAGACAACCGGATAATGTGCCTGATAGGAATTTATTATCGTGTTTATCGTTAAAATATCTAAAAAACATATAATTCAAACCATATTGTGGGGCACCTTTAACAATACTTGCGTAATTACCTTTCCATAAATGGCGAATGCCTTCTTTTTTAACAACATCCCTGAGTGTTGAATTGGGAATGAAAGCATTTTGCCTTTGTATTCTCCATAACTCTAATGGTGCGGTTGCTGATTTACTAAGAGCGGATGCAATAATGCCCTTAGACAAATTATTTAAAAGATCACTATTCATTCTAATATATGGCCAATATTAATTTAAATGATTTTTTAAATTAATATAAAGTAATAAATAGATTTTATATTAATATGGCGTATAAACATGATGGACAATTCATAACGAAACCAGAAATAATGGAAGAATATGTAAAACATTATAATTATGTAGTTATAAAGGCAGATACGAGCGTTGAAATATATTCATCGCTAAGAAGGATACAAGATGATATATCTGTGGATGCTTCAACAATATCTAAAAAACTGAATGAGAACGGTGGTTCTTGTATATGTACAGCAAAGCCAATGGGGTATGTATTTTATATAAAAAAATTAACATAATTGATTTCTTAAAACCCAACCTTTTTTTCTGGCTAAATATCTGGCGTAACTATTATGTTTTTTATCGATACCCTTACCAGTATCGATCAATCGTCTTTTATTTCTCAAACCATTAACGTTACCAGACATCATAAAAGTTTTATTACTTGATTGTTTTTCTACTTTGTTACCTGGACCACCTGTATTGGTTATTTGTAGATTACTGGGGCAATTGTTATTAGCTTTAGTGGTTTGATTTTCAGCTTGTTCTTTAGTAACAGCTAATATCTTTCGTGTAATAGTTTCAGTGCTGGATTTTTGTTTATATTTTTTATCATTTAATCTGGGATCTCGTGGCTGAAATATATCGCCAAAACAACAATTATTTTGTGGATAACTCATTATGTATATAATTGAATCAGATAATAAAATTGAATTAAATAAATAACACATATTTAGTTAATTCATGCCAACGAGATGCCCGCATTGCGGTAAACAATATAAGACAGCATCGTCATTTGCGAAACATTTTATAATATGTAATGCATTGATGAACGCATCGAAAAAAACGGAAATATTAGATTCGTTACAATTAACAAATTTAATGCGTAAATTAGTAGAAGACAATGAAACATTAAAAAGGAAAGTGAAAGAATTAGAAAAAAGAGTTGTTCCAAGTAGAAAGAATATAGATATTGTTAAATGGATGAATAAAAATATGGTAGAGGGGAAACATTTTAAAGAGTGGATAGATAAGATTGAGGTGGATAATAAAGGATTGAAATATGTGTTGGATGTAGGGTTTAATAATGGCGTGATAAACATAATATTAAATAATTGCAAAGACGAATGGAATAATGAACACATACCAATAAGATGTTTTAATGAATTGTCTGGTATATATGTTTTTGATTTGAAAGAGTGGCGTTTAATAACTGATGTTGAATTTAAAGATATAATTTGTTTAATACAGAGGAAGTTGTTTATAGAATACAAGACATTAGAAGATAAGATGGATGTATTTAATAGTAATAAAAATGATAAATATTTGAAAGATATGAGGGTATTATGCGGTAATGGTGAATTAGAAAAGAATACAAATATTATCAAAAACAAGTTTTATCGTGAGATCCGGTTGAGTGGTAGAAAACTTGTTTATCAAACATATTAATAGGGTCTAACCTTGCTTGGATTACTTAAATCAACACCCAACTTAAGACAACCTACAATCCCAATACATAATAACATAAAACATACAACGACTATCGCACCAATGGTCATAGTTTATGTATATATGGGTAACAATGCTTTAATTCATTATCTTCTTTTTCAATTTTTTTATAAATCATTTGACCTATATAGGAGCTATGACTAACTACAGCTATATGTTTTTCTCTTCGTGTAGATAAGAATTGTTTAAATGCGTCAATTCTTTTTTCTAAGTCTTCAATAGTTTCATCTTTTTCAGGCCAATCGGTAACTTCATTGATATTACTGAAATCTATCCACGGGAAATTAGATTCGAGCATTGTTTTATCTTTTCTTTTATTACAAATTTCATTACCTCCAAATGGATATTCTACTAATGAATCAAGAGCAATGGTTTTAACACCGGTCTTATCAAATATATTAGAGCATGTTTGAAGAGTTCTCATACAAGGCGATACCAATACTAATTCTATTTGGTTGATATCTTCCCAAGTGTTTTTCAAATTAGTAGCTTGTTCGTATCCTTTATGAAGTAAAGGGGTATCTCTATAATCAGTATAGGCTTTAGTCCCTACGTGCCAGAATAATACGTTATGTAAGGCGAGACCGTGTCTGATACAATATAGTGTTTTGGACATTATATTATCTATGGATATCTTTCTAAATTAATATTCAAATATTAATTTAGTTATTATTTGCGTGCTCTTTTTTTAGTGCTGTTTTTTCGGTGTGTTTTTTTACGTGATGGGAAAGCTTTCTTCTTTTTCCTTCTTTTCTTCTTACGACCACCTACTACTACTACTTCTTGAATTTTTGGCTCCCAATCGCAATTAGCATAACTATTACATATAGATTCTCTGGCTTTATTGGACATTTGTTTTCCTTTTATCCTTTTATCAACAGCTGGGCATTTGGGATTTGTTCCTTCACAATCACCATCCGCCTCATCTTTCTTAACTTCGGTCTCCTCCCAATTACAACCAGCATAACTATTACATATAGATTTTCTGGCTTTATTAGACATTTTTTTACCTCGTATCCTTTTATCAACAGCGGGACATTTTTTTGGTCCTTCACAAATACCATTTGGGTCTTCATGTTTTCTAATTTGATTTCCACGAACTTTGGCTTGAATCTTAGTTGTTATTTTTTCAATATTTTTTACTTCAAATGAAAAATATGAAGGTTCTCCGTATTCTTTAATTAATTGTCCCAAAGTATCAATTTCAGCAACTTTAATCATTTCACCATCGGGAAGATGCATGAAAATCTTTGCATTATCAAGTTCATCTATAGCCTTTTTTTTTAATTTGTATTTAATCCTATGATTAAATTTAAGCATAAGTAATGCGTCATGAGGATATAAATTATATTCGTTTTTCTCCTTTAAATGTTGTAATTTAATTGTCAATGTTTCTTTTTTTAATTTATAATATTCCTTTTCCAAGCCCCCCAAAACCACCTTTTGTAGTTCTGATAAGGTGGCGTTATCTCCTTCTTTCAAAATTTTACTAACGTTTTTTGCAAAAATTTTCAAACTCATTAATATATAATGATAAAAAAAGTTAGGGTTTTATATTTATATTTAAAAGTATTTATCGGTGAATTCTTTGAGGGTGAATATAGGTAGTTTAAGCTGTTTGGCTTTTAAGATTTTACTGGAGTCGTGATTTTTATTTTTAACCAATACTAAACAGGTTTTAGAATTAACGGCGTTTGTTAGGATAATACCGAATGTTTTGAACTGTTCTTCTAATTTTTTGTCTCTAAATCCGGTGATAACAATTTTTTTACCGTATAATGGATGAGCCATATTAATATTAGTATGTTTTACATATTTCAATTTACTTTCTTGTTTAATAGCCGTCATGAATGTAACAAAATTTTCAATATGAGGGACGAATAACATAGCTGTTTTGTCTTTAAATCCTGGTAAAGCCGCTATTTTTTTCAATTTTTCATCATCAGTTTCATTTGAAATAAGGATATCTGGATATTTTTCTAATATAGAAGTTACTCTGGACAATCCCATGCCTCTTCCTAATATGTTGGTAGCAACAAGAAGTTCTGGTAATGTACATTTAATAATACACTTTTGAATACTATTCCGAATTTTATTAGCTGTTTTGTCCTTGAAACCATCAACGGTTAAGAAGTCTTCTAGAGACATATTAAGAATATCTTGTACGGTATTGAAACCGGCGTTCATAATTCTTTGAACATTGCCTCTACCTAAACCAGCGACGCCAGTATTAACGAAGAATGCGTGGATCATTTTTAATCTTACAGTCATATCATCATTAGGATTTGTAAGAACATAATCAACACCTTTTAATTCAACATTATATTGTTCAGGAGGAGGCTGAATTTCAACAGGAGTTAAAACATTATGAACTTTTGGAATAACATCTCCACTACGAATGATTTCAACAACAGCACCAACATCAATTCCATTATTGCGACGATACAATTCATTATGAACAGTTACAAATGTAATAGTAGCGCCACATAATTTAATAGGTTTTACTCTTATTTTAGGTTTCAAATATCCATCTTTACTTGGTGACCATATAACTTCTTCGACAACCGTTTGCGCTATTTGATCATCTGTAATTATTTTGAATGCCCAAGCGTGTTTAGGATTGCCTGAGATTCTTTCAACAATTCTATTTTGTGTGATGATAATACCATCAATTTCAAATTCATAAGACTGTTTCCAATCAACTAAAATTTGTTTTAATCCACTGAAAGGATTTGGAGCTTGGGTGATGTTTCTCATCCACCCATATTTAACAACGTTGAACCCAATTTTGTCCAACATTTGTAGTTGTTGGAGAGGATTTCTTACGGGTTCAATTAATTCATAAGCGACAAATGTTAAGTCTTTAACCACATTAGGGTCAACTGATTTAGCGTTTAGAATACCAGATACAAAATTTCTTGGATTAGCAAATTTATCGCCATATTTTTCAGCAAATAGTTGTTTTTCAATAAGTATTTCACCTCTAACACTAATACCAGGATAATTAGGTAGATTTAAATATGGTGCTAAATGAGTAACATTTTGCCCAACTTTACCATTACCCCTGGTATATAATAATAGTTTTCCATTTTCAGTAGAGTATCCCATAGAACAACCATCTAATTTAGCACTGACTACTTGCGCGCCTTTCCATTCTCTTACTTTCTTATTAACCTTATCTTCTTTTTTAATTTTATCCATAGACCACATTTCATAAGGAAGTTTCATTTTGCGGTCTTCATCAATTTTGATAAGACTATGACCTTCATCAACAACCTTATTTTCAGGATAATGTTCTTTGATAAAATCAATAAGATTATCATATTTAGCATCGCTCATTATAGGTTTGTTATTATTGTAATAACCGTGATTTGCTTCCCTAACTACGAATACGAGCTGGTCTTCAGTATAATTCTCCAAAACTTTATTATTGTGAATGAAATCCATAACCAATTTGTGAAGATTCTGATGTTTTTTCTTTCTGGTTTTATTTTTTCTCTTAGTAAAAACTTTAAAGTTTTCAGCGGTTTCACGGTCTTCAGGTTCTACCCATTTGATATTTAAGAAATCAAAAACATCTTCAGGGTCTTTAAATTTATGGGCGATTTTTTTACCTTTAACACCTTTTTTGAAAGTAGATAATCCGTGCTCGTTCATAGTATAACCCATTTTAAGAGCTTGTCCTCTCATAAGTGTATTAAATATTTTACTACCAGTGAAATATAATAGGGCGAAAGGGTATTCTTCTTGGGTGGTGAACATGAAATCCAATCGTCTTGCTGGATGACCTCGCAATTTACCAACAGTTAATGATTTTTTCTTTCCCCTGGATAATAATTCAATAATAATTTTTTTATCAATAAGAGCATCTAAAAATAATCCAAAAGTTTTTGGGTCATCTTTATTAGAAGTGATGATAATATCGATATCGCCGGAATTATTAGCTCCTCTACGATAAGAACCGACGATTTCAAAATGCATACCAGGTATATTTATTTTGTTTATTTTGGTTCGGTAGTGTTCAATTTCTAACCTTGGGATTCGTTTTAATATGTCTTCATAATATTTCAATCCTTTCTTTTGAACATCATTCAATAATTCGTCCTGATATTGACGCAATTCTCCAATAGTAGTGATTTTATCGTGTTCAATAAGACATGCTGCCTTTTTAGGACCAATACCATAAACATTTGTGAAAATATTAATGGGGTCATTTTTGAAGGACTCAATCAATTTCAAGGTACCTGATTCTTGTAGTTCAACATATTTTGCTACTGTAGAAGCACCTATATGTTTAATTTTTTTAAGTTCAGCAATATTTTCAATTTCCTTGTTATACATAATTAAAGCATCAACGGCTTTTTGAGCTGCTTTAGAGCCCATAAAGTCGCCTTTTTTGCTTTTAATTTCTTGTACTTTTTGAAGTGTTTTGATGAATGTAGCGTTATAACTCATGTTTGTATATTTGATATTATATAAAATATTTAAATCATATCAATTTTATATTACTAGAATATATATGCACCTTCTAGTAATAATCATAGCAATCGTAATATCTGAGACATTAGCACAGTACTATATTAAGCAATATCATGAAATACCTTCAAAATATTATTATTTAATGGGATTAGGATTTTATGGTTCAGTGGCGTATTTTTTAAACAAATCATATGATTACAATACGATGGGACAAACACAAGTATTATGGTCGGGGTTAAGCTGTATAAGTATATTAATGGTAGGTCGTTATTTTTTTGGAGAAAAGGTAGAAGCGAATGAATGGATAGGAATGTCTTTAATATTACTTGGGATAGCTATAACACAAATGAAAAAGAATATGTGGCTAACAAAAAATTTAAGTAAGGAGTTTAATTCAATGTTATCTTAAGCAAAATATTGTTTTTTAAATTTTTTAGAAAGAATATTGTCAAGATATTTATTTTTCTTAATAGTTTTGTTTTTTTTCACTGTTTGTTTTGGAACGGTCATGGGTTTGGTTATATTAGGGATAGGATATCGTATCATTTTATACTATAAAAATATATAATTAATATGAAATAATATATATATATTTAATTATTAATAATATATATATAAATGGAAGGTGGAAAAAGAATGTTGAGTAAAGGTAAAGTGCAAACGATTATAAATGGTGAAATGATTCAAGATAAAGAATATGGGTTAAAATATGATGGTAAAGATATGGATTTTGCTATGAAGGATGGAAATAAATTAGTTTTGGGGAGATTGGATAAATCAGATATATCCGATTTATTAACGGAGAAGAATGATAAATATGATTTAATGAGTAATTTAGAAAACTTATTACCAAAAAAGAAAAAGAAAAGGTCATGTACAAAGAAAAAAAGAAAAAAGAATAGAATTACACTAAAAATAGAAGAGAAACCAACAAAAAAAAAGAAGAAATCAAGAAAAAAGAGAAGAAAAAAGAGGAAAAAGAAGAATAAGGAACAAATGTTAAAAGACTTTTTTAACTTTCTTAATTAAAGCATTATAAACAGATGGATTATAATTTTTTAAAATCCCGTTTTTCTTATTATATTTATAATCTCTTGCTTTATCGTTTTCCATTAACCTTAAATATTTTTTAGAAGCATATAATTGTTTAAATATCATATCATCAATTCCAGCAGTTTCAATAAAAACATGTGGAATTTTTTTAATAAAATAAATGAATTCTATAAATATTTCATCGTGTTCGGGGAAGGAAAAAGACATAATTTTATAGGTATTTTTATTAGCGTATTCGAAATGTTGATAAAAAAAATCAGAACGTAATTCTACTGATTTATCAATTATTTTATTTTTAACATCTGTAAAGTTAGTGTTATATAAAGAAAAAGATAATTCTATAAAAAAACCCATTTAAAATTACTAAATAAAATAATATTTAGTAATTTTTTACACTTATTACCATAAAGAAATTTTTTATTTTGATATAAAACCAAACCGCATTTAAAAAAAAAAAATATAATTTCAATTAGTTTATTTAATAAAATAAATAGGTATATTATATACAATGACGGAGTACTGGAAACAGCATAGTGGTGCAAAGAAAAATAGAAACGTGAAAGCAACAAGCGTGTTAATGGAAAAATCCAATTTTTGGGAAAGGGGAACAAATTTGGAATTGTATCATGATAATGATGGCAGTACGACTTATTTGGGGATAGGAACTAATGCTCCTTATAGTCGTTTATCTTTTGGAGATTCAGCTCTTCAAAGAAGATTGCCTTATGCTAATAATGGAAATTTTGCCTTGTGTGAGAAAAATGATGGTAGTGAAGCAACAGGTATAGGATTTTATGAACGTTTTAAAAACAATGACCCTACATTGAAAAGATTATTTACAGGTTTGAAATTTGTAGTGAACAAAGATAATAATAATACAATGGATACTTCTGGTCAAAATGTTAAATTACTTTTGCGTGACGATGGTAAAATGATATTGGGACACGACCCTGATTTCACAACGGCGTTGGAACCATATAACATAGCTATGTTTGATGTATCTGGTAATATAAGAACAAGCAATTATATGATTTTAAATAAAATTGAGACTATTACTGGATATAAACCACCTGGTGCTATAAGATATGATGGTTTGAAATTGATATATTTTGATGATGATGGTAGAGACCAAGTTATTAAGGTTGAATCCGATGTGGCCGCAACTGGAGATTGGTCAAGTGGTCAAGACGAAGATGGTAATTTCACAGTATATTTACAAGCAGTTCCGGTAGGCATATTAAGAAATTTATATGACCAGGATTTATTTGAAGCAGAATTTCAAGTAGAAGGTAGGGTAACAATAGGAGATCAAGCGTGGATGAAAATACCTATTCATTCTGGTACAACAATATATGATGTTTCTGGGGATGGTGTTATGTCTGTTCAAAATAATATAGGAATTCATACACATCAACCCAACGCAATGTTAGATTGTAATTTATATGATAATTCTCCTTGGATTAAATGTGGTTTGGATGATGTTGATGTGAGTGGTCAAAGTGTAGGTATGGGACAACAGATTGATATAAAATCAGGATTAAATTTTGTATTTGGTCAAAATCATACTATTATAGCAGACCCATCTACAAATTTAACACATAGGTCATTTGTGATGGGTTCTGATAATAGAGTTATAGACGGTAGAGATGCTACCATATTCGGGCAAGATAATTTAATTCATAATTCAGCGGATTCATCGGCGAATTTTATTTTTGGTATAAATAATCGTATATTCGATTGTTCGGCAGGGTTTATAGCTGGCGAAGATTGTACATTGGGTTATATAGCAGGAGGTAGGGAATGGTCGGCATATGCTTCTCAAGCCATGGGTAAAGAGAATTTCGTTATTTCTTATATTTCTCACGCCGCCGGTTATAAAAATAAAATTATTAAGGGAAATTATAATACCGTATTTGGTACCCATAACGATATAAGTGGGAGTTATATGAGTATGGCGGATGGTTCAGGCAATTATATAAAAGACAGTAGTGGGTGTTTTGCTTTTGGATTTTCTAACAAAGTTTATACCGATACATCCGGTTCTATACTTTCAGGTATATCTCATACCGAAACTACAGGACAATACAATGCTTTATTTGGTAATACTCAAACATCCTTACGGTCTGAACAGAATTTAGTTTGTGGTAAATCTAATTCACTTACAGATACAACAAACAATTTGATTATGGGTTTATCAAATATAACCACAAGGACAGTAGAAACAATAACTTCGGGTAAATATAATATTGTAACGGATACAAGTGGGGCCGCCATATTTGGTTCATCAAATACCATTGTTAACGCAACACATAATAGTATTATTAGTGGAGAACAACATTCTGAATCAAATGGAACAAATAACGCACATTTTGGTAAATCTGTTCAATCAATAACATCCAAAAATAATATTACAAGTGGTAATGATAATTATTTACATACAGCCAATGAAAGTGTTATATTTGGTATATCAAATAACGCCATCAATATAGACCATTCAATGACTCTTGGTAAAGATAATAAAATAAGAGATGTATCGGCCACTATATTATTTGGAACTAATAATGATGCTTCTGGAACAGTATTAAATACATTTGCTTCAGGAGCCAATCATGATATTAATGGCGGTTCTCAAAATGTAGCCTTTGGTAATAATTCAAAAATTACCAATTCAAATAATAGTATTTTATCTGGTTTGAATAATACAGCTACCAGCATTATAAATAGTATTGGATTTGGTAAAACAAATAATTTAGATACCACTACTGACTCATTAACAAGTGGTAATGCTAATACATTAAAAAATACTTATGCTACCACAGTATTGGGAACTGAAAATGACGCCAGCAATAATACTACCAATTCATTTGTATCTGGTGAGAAAAACAGAGATTATAATGGACAATATAATGCTATAATGGGGAAATCAAATTATATTAATAATGGCGAAGGCAACATAGTATCTGGTAATACAAATACTATTACAGACGCAAGTATGAATACGGCGTTAGGAACTGGTAATACTATTACCAACAATGATGAATCATTTGTATCGGGGAAAAACAACACACTAACAAATAATAACATAACTTTTGTTATCGGCGAGTTAAATAATGTAACTGGTAATACATTACATAGTTTTGTTAGTGGTAAAAGCCATACAGTTACAAATACTAAAAGAGACGGCGTTTTCGGGGAATCACACGATATCAGTGGTTCTACAAATACTTTTACAAGTGGTAAAGATAATGCCGTAACAATAGTGACTAATGGTAGTGTTGTTGGTATCGACAATATTGTTACTGGTTCAACTACAGCGTTTATCGATGGTAGTGCTAATATTGTTGATAATTCAGAATTAATGAAAGTAATTGGAGGTGGTAATATAGTAACCAATACCACTTATTCAATGGTAAAAGGTAAGAACAATAAAGATTATAATGGCTCCAATAATACTATATTGGGTGAGACACACGATATTAGCAATTCTTCTTATGTATTTATGAGTGGTTATGACCATACAGTTTTATCCGACCAATATTCTGGTGCAATAGGTAAAGAAAATTCATTAACGTCTAATAAAACTTCCTTTGTTATTGGTGAAAAAAATGTAGCACAAGATAATGAATCTGTATTAATTACGGGTGAAAATAATGACGTTAGTGGAAATACAAAAATTTCTTTAATAAGTGGTGCTACAAATAAAGAAAAATCGGGTTATGCTAATTTAACAAGCGGCGAGATTAACAATATAAACAATGAAAAAATGACGATAACCACAGGTTGGAAGAATACTGTAAAAGATGGTTCATATAATTCTGTTTTTGGTAAAGAAAATACAAGTAATACCAATGAAGAATCTATGATTGTTGGTAAAAACAATAGTCTATCAAATAACGTGGCGAGTTATACATTGGGTAGTTCAAATACCTCAAACACTAATACTAATAGTATGGTGGTGGGTGATACAAATACAACAACCAGTAATGTTTATTCATTTGTTAATGGTAAAACAAATTCAACAAGTAGTTCCACTGGTGTTATGGTTTCTGGTTTAAGTAATACTACTACAACAGAAGGTCAATCCTTAATTATGGGTAAAGATAATACAGTATCTTCGGGAACATATAATACAGCATTGGGATTAAATAATAATAGTGATACAAATACTTCCTCATTTGTGGCTGGTAAAAATAACACACTTTCTAATAATACAACCGTAGCAGTATTTGGTTCGAGTCACGATATTAGTGTTAATTCTGTAGATAGTTTAATTTCAGGTAATCAAAATAAAGAAACAACCGGAACCAATAACGCAACCTTTGGTAAAACAAATGTTACAAAAACAACCACAAATAGTTTGACTGTGGGTTTATCTAATAATCTATCAACAGCAACAAACAGTTTTACTATGGGAGAAAGTAATGTAGGGATAGATATTACAAATTCTATTATTTCTGGTAAAGATCATAGTGGAAATACAGTTATTCGTTCAATGGTTAATGGTCAAGATAATACCATAAGTCAAGTTACAAATGCTTTTATAAGCGGTAAACAAAACACTTTATCAAGTGATAATTATAGTGCTGTTACGGGTTATAATAATACATTAACGACAACAACAGGAACAATAGTAGGTGGTGATAATAATACATTAACAAATACGAAAAGAGATATTGTTCAAGGTTTATCCAATCAAGTAAATAATAGTAATGATATTATTATGGTTGGTGAGAGTCATGAAGCGACCAACAGTGATAGAACATCTATATTTGGTTACAATCAAACGATAACGAATTCAAAGAATTCAATTATTTCAGGACATTCTAATACCGAAAGTAGTAGTGATAATAATGCTACATTTGGTCATTCAAATAGTGTTACATCATCATCCAATATAATATCGATGGGTAAATCAAATGCCACAAGTGATAGTAGCAATTGTCAAATCGTTGGTGCAGGCATTACTGTAGAAAATGTGGATAATAGTATATCTGTAGGAAATGGCAATTATGTTTGGGATGTTTCAAATGCATCGGTTTTTGGTTTATCAAATACTGTGAAAACGAATACAAGTAATTCGCTGGTATCAGGGAAATCCAATACAGAAACAACAGGAACCAATAATGCTGTTTTGGGTGAATCACACACATTAATAACTACAACAAATACTTTAACGACAGGGAAAGCAAATAATATAACAACAGTAGAACGGTCATTAATATCGGGTGAATCGAATATTGTTAGTCAAATAAGTCAATCATTTATTCAAGGTAAGCAAAATACAGCCACTCATTCTGTAAATGCTGGTATAATCGGTTTATCTAATACAAACCATACCAGCAGTAATGGATTTATAAGTGGTAAATCAAATACAGATGGAAGTGGTAATCAAAATGTATTAATGGGCGAATCCAATGGCGGTGTTTTTACTAACAATAGTATGATCGGTGGTAAATCAAATACGGTAACAGGCACGGAAAGAAATATAACTTTTGGTTTGTCGAATAATATTACGAATGGTGTGGATAATATTACAGTGGGACAAAGTAATACTGTATTAGACGCAACTTATTCTGGTATTATCGGAACATCACACGATATTAGTAGCAATACATTTGGAACTTTAAGTGTGGGTAAAAGCCATAAGGAATGGAAAGGTAGATTTAATATTACTGGTGGTGAAAGTAATCAAATAGTGAATTCGTCTAATATGACTATTGGTGGTTTATCGAATAAAATGGTTGATGGTAGCAACAATTTGATACAGGGAAGACAGAACGATTTAACCAATGTATATAATAGTGGCGTTATAGGAAAAGAACATACTGTTACTAATAATCAACATACTACTGTATCTGGATGGAGTCATACCGTTAGAGGAGAACAGAATGCTTTTGGTGTGTTATTGGGAGAAACAAAAGGTTCAATGGTAACCGGATATAATCATACTGAGACAAGAGGGATGAATAATGTAATATCTGGACAAGATAACACGGCTTATATGTCTTCAAATAATATTGTAGGCGGGGCGTTTAATCAATTAAATGTTGCTGTTAGAACATCTACAAATGGTACATTAAATCAAATTACAAGCTCAACAGATACATTGGCGAATGGTAAAAGTAATGTTTTAAATGCTATTGTTGAAACAACAGTCTTAGGGAATAGCAATGATATAAGCAATAATACAACAGGTTCATTAGTATCTGGAAAATCCAATAAAGAAGGTAGAGGAACATATAATGCTACGTTTGGTAGCAGTAATATAATTGTGAATGTTACCGATACAGTAACCAGTGGTATTACTAATACGGTGAAAGATAGTAGCTACAACGCAGTATTCGGTGAAACGAATGTCGTAACATCAACCATAAAATCAATTATAGGTGGTAATGATAATACAATAACGGCGAGTGAATCAGTAGCAGTATTTGGAGGACATCATGCTATTTCTCAACAGACAAAAAATAGTATAGTAACAGGCAGAACAAATATTGAGCGCGGAGGATTAAATAATGCTGTATTTGGTAATATTCATGATATGACTACAGAACAAAATAGTATTGTCTCTGGTAAAAGCCATACAGTTCAAGATGGCTCACAGAATACTATATTTGGAGAATCCCATCAAATAGACACACTAACAAATACATTAACACAAGGTAAAAGTAATGTTTTACATACTATTCAAAATAGTGGTGTTATAGGTAATGCTAATGATATTAGTAACAATGTTATGAATTCTATGATAGTAGGTAAGGAAAATAAGGGTGGCGTTTCGAAGAATACAGTAGTATTTGGTTATAAAAATAATACTCAACAAGATGAAAATGTCTTAGTATCTGGTAATAGCAATACGACCACATCCAATAATGCTTCAAGTGTAATGGGAACATCAAATATAGTAATGGATTGTAGTGATTCATTAATTATGGGAGCCAATCATAATGTTTTTTCAAATGAAAGAGTAACTATTTACGGTGAATACAATGATATGTCCGGGAATACTATAAATAGTATGGCTCAGGGTAGGCATAATTATTTGAATCATTTAATTAATAGTGCTATATTTGGAGAAAATCAAGATATTAGTGGTTCAACCAATTTATTGGCGCAAGGTAAAGCGAATGTAGTATTAGATACCAATAATTCGGTAGTAATAGGTAAAGAAAATAAGTTGGAAGATATTGATGAAGTAGCTATTTTTGGTTCAGAACACGACATTAGTGGCTCTACTATTCAATCATTAGTATCAGGTTACAAAAATAAAGAGAACAATGGTGATTATAACGCAACATTTGGAACGTTAAATGATGTGAAAAATTCAAAAGCGAGTGTAATTATGGGTAAATCAAATAAGGATACAAATGGTAATCAATCAAATATTATGGGTAGTTTTCACCAAGTTACAAGTTCAACCAATACATTAACACAGGGTATGCAGAATACTGTGAGTTCTTCAAATCAATCTGTTGTTATGGGACATATACACAATGAAACCAATGGTACAAATAATGTATTAACAGGATATAACCAAACAGTTTCCGGTTCGGATAATAATTTAATAACTGGTAAAGAAAATACGGTAATTAATAGTTCAAAATCATTAGTTGCTGGACATGATAACAAAGAAGAGGAAGGCGATAATAATTTTGTTATAGGAACAAAAAATATATTATATGATAATTCTGGCGCGATAGTTGCTGGTGAAGGCAATATTGTAAAAGAGAATAATTCTATAATGGTTATGGGTTTAACCAATGATATTAGTAATAGTTCTGTATATAGTATAATAGGTGGAACAAGTAATAAGATTAATAAAGGACAAAACGCTTTGGTTGTAGGGAAACAAAATGATGTTAAAAGAGGTATAAATACTGTATTGTTTGGTAAGTCGCAAAATGTAGTGGATAGTTCCAATGTGGTTATATCTGGAGAATCAAATACAATTTTGAAGGATAAAAACGTGCTTGTATCTGGTAAAGATAATGATTTATCCGGAAATAAAATAACAGTAACATTTGGTAGAGAAAATACATTAAAAAGAACAAATAACACATTGGTATCGGGTTATTTGAATAAAGTGGAAGATGGTTCAAATAATTCTGTATTTGGATATTTACACGATGTAAGTGGAAATTCACAAAATACAGCCATATTTGGTAATAAAAATAAAGAATATAATGGTTTGCACAATGTTATTGGTGGTGACCAACAAGATGTAAGTGGTGCTGTTAATGTATTTGGTATGGGAGAAAGTAATAAAGTAAGAAGTGATAAAAATAGCGGCAGTGTGGGGAAACAAAACGATATGAATAATAATAAAGAAAGTTTTATTGTTGGTTTGAGCAATACAGTAAGTCAAGATAATCAATCATTTATATTGGGAACATCAAATAATACTAAGTTTAATACCAATAATGCTGTATTTGGAAATCTACAAGATATTAGTGGTGGTACTAATTTATTAATATCGGGTAAAAATCATCAAGTTGAAGGTGGATTGAATAATATGGTAGTAGGGAGTGATAATATTGTTACTGATTGTAGTGACGTTATTATATCTGGTTCAACACATACAGTGTCTGGTTCCAAACAAAGTTTTATAAATGGTAAGCAGAATGTTGTAAATAATGTTTATGCTGGTATGGCTTATGGTGTTATAAATAGTTTAAAATCATCAGATAAATCATTAATAGGAGGTGCCAATAATAAGATAGAAGGAGGAAATACAAATGTTGCGTTAGGTCAATCGAATGATATAAGCAATTCAATTATTACAATGGCTTTTGGTTCTTCAAATGTTATTAAAAATAATAGTAATGAATCGATAGCATTAGGTAAGCTGAATACCATAGATGGTGTGAATCATGGTATAGCTATGGGATATAAAGCGGATGTTAGTGGTGATACAAGATTTGCTCTTGGATCAGAGCAAGTAGATGGAAATATATTATGGGTGAATAAACATGGTGATATGTATTTGGGGAGACATTTATACTCAGATGTGGATGAAAATAAAAACATATTTACGGATTTGACCACAAGCACTATAAATGTAGGAGGGGATCATAGTAAAACATTTATAGGTGGGACCTTAGAAGTAAGTGGAAATATGATAGCAGGGATTGATGAAGATAAAGAAATTTTCACAGATGTATCAACTAATAGAATTACCATAGGAGGCGGTTCATCTACTGTGATTGTTGGTGGAGATTTGAGAGTAAATACGAATATATTAAGTCAAGAAGGTAGTGCGAATGAAGATAAATATATTTGGACAGATGTATCAAGTAGCAATATTTATATGGGTGGTGCTCAAAGTTCAGTTTGGATAGGTAAAGATTTACAAATAGCGAATGATGTGGTTATGCAGGGTAATTTGACTGTAAATGGAACAAGGTCATTGATTCACACCACGAATGTGGATATTAGCGATAATGTTATTTTACTCAACAAAGGTATAGGTCAAAATGCGAATTCGAATTTTTCATCAGGATTAACAGTTTTAAGATCAAATACAAATCAGTTTATAGGATGGCACGAACCATACAGTAGTTTTGTATTATGTAATACGACTTACGACGGAACAGGAGAAGTAGTAGGGATAGGAGTAAAAAGCAAATTATGGTTGGATAATATCCAAACGGATGAAGATATAATGGTTGGTGGAAATATTACGTCGGTGGTTCAAGAAGATAAAAATTTATGGACAGATATATCCGCTAGTACGATTAAGATAGGTTCCAGTCAAACAAGATTTAAATTGGATTCTAATAATACGCTTGTAATACCATCTGGAACAACAGCACAAAGGATATATGATGAATTAGGAGCAGTAAGATACAATAAAGATACTAATAATTTTGAAGGATGTGTTCAAGAAAATAGTCCAGCTGGTTGGAGAGAAATAGGTAGTGTTATGGATATAGATAAAGATACATATATTAGTGCTGAGGATAGTCACCAAGTAGATAATGATCAGTTGAAGTTTGTAACAGCGGGTAATGAGAGAATGAGGATCGATGAATTGGGTAGAGTAGGCATTAGAGTAAATAATTCTCCAATTGGTTTATGGGTTGGTGGAACAGATGCTATTCATGTTCCGGTAGGAAATACAACGCAAAGACCATCACCTGACGATGATACATACTTAGGAATGATAAGATACAATAGTCAAGAAAAATTATTTAAGGGCGTTAGTGTAGATTCTTTTGGAAATAGAGCGTGGGTTAAATTAACTCCTGGTGCTCCTGATGTAGATAGCGATGGTAAAGTTATAACTGGTTCTCAAGTTGAAGGAACGGCAGTTGTAACATATTCGGATAGAAAGAAAAGACATGTATTATTCCAATCCGGGAAAACGGCCATTGGATTAGATGTAAGTGGAACCCATGTTCAAGCAAATGTTATATTAGATATTAGTGATAATGGTGCTATTAGAATACCAAAAGGTTCAACATTACAACGACCACCTACAAATGGTGCTTATCCAAATAATTATTTTGGTTATATTAGATTAAATACTGATGCGGCATATAATCAATTTGAAGGTTATAATGGAAGTGAATGGGTCTCATTTGATAGAATGATTGACTACGATAGAGATACTTATATTGAAATCAACAATACTGCTAGTCCAGGAGCTGGGAACGATGATATAATTAAATATTATGTGGGGTCGCAACATCCTATACCAAATCCAAAATTGGTTTATACTATGGATAAATACAGTATTCATGTATTGGATGGTTATGATAAAAAAATTACTATGGATGTGAATGATGGTCATATTGATATGAGTGGTAATTTGAAGATTAAACAGAATATAATAGCACACCAAGATGCGGATAAAAGTTTATGGGCTGATGTAACTACGAGTGATATAACAATAGGTGGTGCTTCAAGTAAAGTGATTACTGGTGGTGATTTACAAGTGAATACAAATATATTAGCTGGTGTGGATGAAAATAAAGAAATTTTCACGGATGTAGCGGGTAGCAATATTAAGATTGGAGGAACTAACAGCACTGTAATGATAAGAAATGATTTACAAGTAGATAATAATATTATAGCAGGGACAGATGAAAATAAAGAGATATTTACTGATGTAATCAGTAGGAACATTACTATAGGTGCCGAAGGTTCCACTACAGTTATAGGTGGCGATTTACAAGTAGATACAAACATTACGGGCGGAACAAATGAAAATAAAGAGATTTTTATGGACGTAGGGAATGGCGGTAAAACCATTACTATAGGTGGAAGTGCTGCTACTGTAATAGCAAATAATAATTTACAAATAAATGCGGATATTGAAGCTGGTGGAAACAATCATAAATTGATATATGGTGATGTGACCAGTAAAACAATTACTATAGGTGCGGTTGGTTCGACTACAGTAGTGGCCGGTGATTTACAAGTAGATACGAATATTAAAGGAGGCTCTCAAGAAGATAAAGAAATCTTTACAGATGTTACGAACAATCACAATATTACTATTGGTGGTGGAGGAACGACTACTGTAATTGGAAATAAATTGAAAGTTACTTCAGATATTATTTCAGCAACCAATACTACAAAGAAAATATTTGCTACAAATGTTACCGATAGTAACGTATTAATAGGTGGTAATGCGGGTAAAGTTCAAATCAATCATGATTTGGAAGTTACAAGAAAGATTGTATCAAAGACAGACACCAACAAAGAAATTTATACTGGCGTGAATAACGATGTAGAAATAGGCGGTTCAGGAGGAACGGTTACCTTAGGAAATGATGTGAATGTTAAGAATGACTTGAAAGTATATAGAAAAATCATATCGGATCAAGATGAGGATAAAGAAATTTATACGGATTTGGTGGGTGGTAATATTACTATGGGTGGTTCTGGTGCTGCTAGTAAAGTGGTAGCAAAACAACATTTCCAAGTAAATGCTGATTTAATGGCTGGTTCAAACAGAGCAGCTAACATTTATACTGATGTAGGAACGGCAACAATAACGGTGGGTGGTCTTGGTGGTTTAATTAAATTAGGGAATGATGTAGAAGTTGGAAATGATATTACTGTAAAACATGATATTTTAACTGATGCGGATGAATCAAAAGATATATTTACAGGAATAACATCAGAAAAGATAACAATTGGTGGTATTAATGGAACCGATAAGAGTACGGTCGTAGTTTCTGGCGATTTACAAGTTAATAATGAAATTATTGGTAATAATAATGAAGTAAAAACTATATTTGCAGATGTTCAAAATAGTGATATTCAAATAGCTTCTTTTGGAACCAAGACAACTATTAAAGGCGATTTACAATGTGAAAGGGATATTACATCAGATATGGTGGAAGATAAGAAGATATTTTTCAATATGGGCGATAAAGTATTGAAAGTTGGTGGAGGAAAAACCACAGTGAATATTCCTGGAACCCTTGAATTAAGTGGTAATATTGTTACAGAAACAGATGAAGACAAAGAAATTTTCAAAAATGTAAATGTAAATAACATTATTATAGGTGGAACAACAAGTACGGTTAAAACAACCAATGACTTACAAGTGGATGGTTTGTTAAAAGCGGGTGGAAATATTAACAAATCAATTTATACAGATATTGTTTCAAATATGTTGACTATTGGTGGTAAAACAGAAACAGAAGCATCTTCTCCAGGAACACAAACGGGTGGTAGTATAATTAAATTAGACTCAACAAATTCCGTAATCATACCATTTGGAAAAACATCACAGCGAACTACAGCGAAAGGTGCTATTCGTTATAATGCTGAAACGTTAGTATTTGAAGGTTGTGATGGAACAAGCTGGCAAAAATTCGGAGATGTAATTGATATCGATAAAGATACTTTTATAAATGCCGAATCGGCTCCTGGACAAGATGAAGATAGATTATTATTTGTAACGGCGAATGATGAAAGAATGATTATTAAGAATGATGGTAAAATTGGTGTAAATACCTTAACGCCTGCCGAATTATTTGATGTTTCGGGTGTGTTACAAACGATAGATTTCAAGGTCGGTTCTATTACTTCAAATACAGCAAGTGATATAGTATTGAAAAAATCAATTGTTCCTGAAACAGACAAAACAATTAGTTTAGGTTCGGTTTCGAAAAGATTCAATGATGTTTTTGTAGGAGAAGGTTCTATGTGGGTAGGCGATAAGCATAAGATAGCAGTTAGTAATGATGGTGTTATGAGATTGAGAAAAAGAAACGTGGCTGCTGTTCCATTTGCTATTGTAACCGTTTATCGTTCAACCCCAGGTAATTCAAATGCTACAGTTACTACAGTTCAAAATGATGTATTATATGTTACTGGTAAATCAGATATAGGTGATGTAACAATGGAAGAATATTTGGATTATGCTGAAGCAAAAACAGGAAATGTTCATACAATTGACCAAATTTTTAGAGAAAATGCGGAGGATTATGATGAAGATATGCCTATTAATGCGTGGTTAGAAAAGGGAACAAATATATATTCATTGAGTTCAAAGAATGTGGGTATAGCTACAGCAGACCCAAGTAATATATTACACGTAGTTGGTGATGCCAGATTTGATAACAACATTATAGCTGGTTCAGATACCGCAAAACAACTATTCTATGATGTTTCAACCGATAATATACAAATAGGTAGTGTAACGAGCAAGACAATGGTAAGAAATTTGGAAGTATTCCACAGTATAACTTCTAATGGAAATAGAGCAAAGGAGATTTATACAGATGTTTCAACCAATAGAATTACTATTGGGGGTAAATTAAGCACGGTAGTAGCAGGGGGACACCTTGAAATTAGCGGTAATTTCTTAGCTGGTAGTGATGAAAATAAAGAGATTTTTACAGATGTAACCAGTAAAGAAATAACAATGGGTGGTAACAATAGTAATGTTGTTATTGGGAATACCATGGATGTAACAACAAGAATGGATATAGATTCTATTAGATATTTAACCGATAATGGTTCAAATGGTGAAATTCAAATTACAGCTGGAAATGTTGTATTTACAAATGATATTCAAGTAGATAACAATATAATAGCTGGAACAAATGAGGATAAAGAAATTATGGTAGATGTATCCACTAATAATATTTTGATAGGTGGTCCAGAAAGTAAAGTAAAAACAGGTGGTCATTTGGAAATAAGTGGTAATTTATTAGGAGGAAGCAATGAGGATAAAGAAATTATGGTAGATGTATCCACTAATAATATTTTGATAGGTGGTCCAGAAAGTAAAGTAAAAACAGGTGGTCATTTGGAAATTAGTGGTAATTTATTAGGCGGTAGCGATGAGGATAAAGAAATTTTCTTAGATGTATCTTCAAAGAATATTAAAATAGGGAGTGGAACATCAATTACAAAATTCAATTCATCTAATTCTATTGTATTGCCCGTTGGAACAACAGCAGAACCAACAACGAATAAAGGTGCTGTTAGATACAATAATGATAGAAGTAGATTTGAAGGATGCAATGGTTCAAAATGGATTTCTCTCGAAGGTGTGAGAGATGTTGATAATAATACATATATTAACGCTGAATCCGCACCTGAAGCAGATGAAAATAGATTAATGTTTGTTACCAGTGGTGATAATAGAATGATTATAGACCCATCCGGAAATTTGGGACTCGGTGTTACAGTTCCAAAAAGTATATTTAATGTGGGAGTTGATACGTATAATGATAATAATCCACATAATACTATTCCAGATGTATATGGTGGAAATGAAACAACGATATGTGCCTTAGGTGGTGGAGGAGCCAATAATAACTATTTTGGAATAAATATTGGAACTATACACGATGGTGATACATATATTCAAAGTTGCCATACAAATGGAACTACCTTTTATGATTTATTATTACAACCAAAAGGAGGGGATGTGGGTATCGGGACAGAGACTCCTACTGAAAGTTTGGATGTATCTGGTAATTTTAAAGTTAGTGGTGTAAGCACAGTTATAGCAAAAACCACAGCTACACCAGAAATAGGAACAACATCGGCACATCCATTTTCTCTTAGTGCTAATAGTATTAAAGGGGTAACAGTAGATACAACAGGGAAAGTTGGTATTGCTACAGAAACTCCTACTGAAAGTTTGGATATATCTGGTAACTTGAAAGTAAATAGTGTAAGCACGGTTATGACAAAACCAACAGCTACACCAGAAATAGGAACAACATCAGCACATCCATTTTCTATTAGTGCTAATAATATTAAAGCCATAACGGTAGATACAACGGGTAAGGTAGGATTGGGAACACAAACACCAGAAGTTCCATTACATATTACAAAAACAACAGCGAATGGAGAATATATGAGAATTGTAGATCCTTCTAACATAGGTTTAACTGTGAGTTTGGATACAAGCGCAAATGATACAAAGGTTAACTTTGGTGTTAGATGGTGGAATAATGAAACCCCACAAAATGTTAATGATGGATTAGTATTGAGAAATGTTGGTGGAACAAATTATGTGGGTATAGGAACAAATGTTCCAGATAAAAAATTAGATGTTGTTGGTGATGCTATTATTAGAGGTGATTTAACAGTATCGGGAACAAGAACATATGTAAATACTAATAACTTGGATATATCCGATAACGTAATAGTTTTAAATAGAGGAATTGGTTCAAGTGAGAATACAAATGTTTCATCAGGTATATTAGTAAAAAGACATGGAAATAATCAGTTTATGGGGTGGGATGATATTCAAAATTCTTTCATATTAGGAGAAACCACCGAAGACGGAGAGGCAGACCCATCGGGTGTTGTATTAGCGGGTAAAAGCGATTTAAAAATAAAAGATATGAATGCGAATGATATAGTATCAACAGGAACAATAACAGGAAATAATATTACAGGAGCGAATACGGTATTAGAAATATTGAAAGTAAATGGAAAAACACCGATAACACATAATAAAACGGTAACGACAAATGCAGGAAAATTTTATATTGATGGAACTATTATACCAACATTGACCTTTTTACGTGGCGATACATATGTATTTGACCAAGCGGATACAAGTAATTCAACTCATCCACTTAAATTTAGTACAACAAATGATAATTCAGGAAGTCAAGAATACACTACAGGCGTTACTGTATCGGGAACAGCGGGTTCTGCTGGTGCAACTGTAACAATAACAGTAGCCAATGATGCTCCTGATACATTATACTATTATTGTGGAAATCATTCTAATATGGGTGCTAACATTACATTAACATCTCCACCAATTCCAGCTGAAATAGTTGATTTAAGTGCTAATAAATCAACAATCCGGGATTTAATTGTAACAAATGATTTGAGCGGTAATAAAGCGAAAGTGGTTGATTTGAGTGCTACAACAATAGAAGCTTCGGGTGATATATTATTACCAAATCCATCAGCAACGGATCCACAATTTAGTTTAATGGATTTATTAGGTGCGCCTGGTGCGATAACTACAACGGATGTTTCATCAACAGCGGTTCATATCGATTTAGATATCAATCAAATTCAAAGATATCATGTAGGATTTACCCCAGATAAATTGCCTATGGTTACAACATTAAATTTAAAATTAACTTACAATGATGGGAGTACGGTAACAACGTTGTTAGATAAAGCTGTTCCGGGAACTATGATAACAGCATTTGAAGATTTAACAAAAATTAGAATTAGTAAGCAAGCAAAACAAGACAGTTTTAGTGGTGGTATTTATTCTTGCTATGGTGTAACAGGTTTAACAAGTGGTCAAACTTATAATTTATTATTGTCCTTTACCAATTATCATCCTCAAAAAAATGAAACTACTGTAACTGAAAATTTATTTGTAACTGTTGCGTCCGCTCCAAACGTTCAAGATACAATTAATATAACACATCCTATTAATAATACACAGGGGACAACAAGTTCAACTGTATATTTAGTAGGATCTGACCCACAATTTTCTATAAATTGGACTATGCCGGCAGCGAACGATGGTGATGTAGATAAATATACACTTGAGTATGAAATTGATTCAACTGTTACTGATAATTCTACATCGGGTTCCAATGTTGAACATCAAATAACAATACCAGGTCCATATTATAGCATTCCATCAAATACATTAAGTTTAACATTAAGTGAGGGAGTTAAATTTGGTGCGAAATATAAATTTAGAGTGAAAGCAAGAAACGATGCTGGTGCAACAGCAGCTTACGGTAATTATAATACTGCTAATTTTTATACAGTGGTTCCATCATTACCACCTAAATCAAGAATCGATAATGTTTCAATAAAACCAACAAGTTGGACGTCAGCACAACAATATGATACAATTGATTTGGATGTGTTTTTGGGAGGAACTGGTGGTTATTATTCAAGTTGGAATGGTTCGTCTTTTACAGATTATGATGATACGGAAAGGAAGCTATTAAGACAGTCTTATTTTGTTAGCAACGCACTTGATTTATTAGATATTAGTGGTATAAATTGCTCAACGACAGCAGGTCAAAAACCTACAACAGGAATTCAATATATATTCACAGCAAAAATATGGAATGGTTCCAATTATCAAAATGAGAGTGCTTTAACTTATAGTTCATTATCAAATAGATCAAATGGAGAAGTAAAAAGTGTTACTTCGGGCGTTTCAAGATTACAAGTAAATCTTATTGATGAACATCCAAATGAAACTGCTTCACATAAAACAGGACATTGGTTAAAAGCAGATATTACAAATATTAAATTTCAACTACCTAATTCGGTTACATATGGTAAAATGGCCATTCAAGCCAATGTTCCAGGAATCACATCTGGTTTTGATTATGCTACAGTAGATTTCGCTTCAGATGCAATGAATTCTAATCCAACAATATCAGATTTGAACGGTAGTTCTACTTGGGTAGGTATTGAATCTGGTGCTGCTGTAACATGGATTTGTGGTGTAGCCAGTTTAAATAATGGAACAAAAATGGTTTTAAAATTCAAAGCCGCAAATTTAGCAAGCACCGTAGCGGGTTATTATAGAGGAGATTATATGCAATTAGAAATGACTTGTCCAATAACGAATGATATTCAAGTTCTGGGCGATGATGGAACATATGGAATAGCAGGATCATCAACCAATTCTGGAAATGAAATAGAATATGATGGATTTACATACAATAGTTTTGTGATAGGTGGTAATACCGGGGCTGTGGCTGAAGATGTTACATTTAGTTTCACAGCATATAATATACACGGGGAGACAACAGTAACAAAAACAAAGAAGATTATTAGGGATTTAGCTTCTATCAGTAGTGGATTACACCCAAAAAGATATAAAGCGTGGAATGGTGCTTTAGCTCATAATAATGTAGCTGGAACGGCAGTTGCTTTTGATGATACCATAGCATTGGAATCACATGAATTGTTATTTATAGGTGGTGAGATTACAACAACAAATGCGGATTATAAAGATTATCGTGTATTATATAATCAACAAATAAATAACAACACAATTACAAATACTTCACTAACAAATGCAAGTTGGGCTTCTAATTCCACATCTTATAGATATGCTTTATATAAATTACCAAATACAGTTCATTTTGCGGGGACAGGTTCATTTGGAATTAAATTCACGACTGATGGTAATGGTAACGCATTTACAAGTGGTAGTGGTGTGGAAAGTGATTTTGAATTAAATTTATTGTTACCTTCAATGATAAATAATGCTACACCATATTGGTTTAATGGTAATTCTTATTATCAATCGGAATCCTCAAAAAATACTGGAACAGGCTCTGATGGTGTTACTGGATTGGGTATATTTGATAGCAAAACAAGATTAAATAGTTATACTACATTTAAAGTTACTCCTCCAGTTCCACAAACAGCAGCACAACAAGTGAATGACATTTGGATACGCGTAGGATTTAAGGCGAATAAGAATATCAATATTAGCAATATTGAATTAGTATCAACGTAAAATAATGGTGCCGTTTTTCCAGTTCTTTTTTTAAAGTGAAATTATTACATAATTAATTATGAAATAATTTATATATATATATAGAAAATGGCTTTTAATTACAATGATGATGTGATCGATTTATTATTAAAAAAAAGTATGGGAACTGCTTATACGAGATCAGGATTGGTGCCTGGACAAGAAACACAAGTATTAGAGAAGTTTCATAACTTACAAGTTTTCTTTGATACAATAACGGATAAGAATGAAAGTAATTTTACATGGAGTTCTGCCGTAAATGTAACAGGAGGCGGAACAGTAAAAACATTAGATAATGTAACAGGAGAAAGTAATCCGGATTATTTTACTCATATAAAAAAATATGAAAATATACCTATGACTGTGGTTGCCGGAACTGAATATCGTGCTTGGAGACCAACTAATGGCGACTTGGTAGAGAAATTTAAAAATGTTATATTGGGAAAACCCAACTTTAATTTTAGCATTTCAAGTAATATAACAAACTTTTCGACAATATATAATACAAGTAGTGCTTTTAAACCAATAATAAATAACGGTGTATTGGTTTTTATGGGAAATAGTGTTCCAGCTGGTAATAATACAATAAGTATGAAAGAAGTATATATATGTGATGGATATGCTGGTACAATAGCAAATATTTTATTGAATGATATATCGGACATTAGTAGTTCAAATCCATTAAACACGCATCCATTAATATTTGATGGTTCAACACAAAAATGGAGCGAAGGCAATTTGGGGTTTGATTGGTGTCCAATACAAGATTTAGGTGATTTGGATGATTTGGATACGGGAAGTGCCGTACCTAATGATGGAATATTTTGGAATGGTTTTACGTGGAGTTCTGATATATTAGTTTATTTGATGAATCATTTTTCAAATATTGATACGGGCGATTTATCTTATAATATTGTGTATCCATCATCATTAGTATATGATGATTTATCGGGAAACTTTAAAGCAAAACGATTGCAATTTCCTGTAACAACATTGAATGATGTGAGTAATGTTAATATGACGACTGTAATTCCACAAAATGATCAAATATTATTATGGGATGAAGGATTTGAAGAATGGGTGGCTGACAATGTTTCGGCACCGATAAATCATTTGAATGATATATCTGGGATAAATGTAGATAATATAAAATTTGGCGAAGGTATAGTATTAGATCCATCAGGTGGAAATAAATTTATAACCAAGGCTATACCAAGAAAGATAGATTCTATACAAGACTTGGCCGATGTGAATATTGCTGATTTAAATATTCAAATACCACAATGGTCACAGATTTTAAAAATGGACGCCAGTGATGAAGATATAAATGATAATTTTGGTAGCGCGGTAGCAATGAATGATGATTATATGTTAATAGGTTCATATAATGCACAAGGTGTATCATTATCAGATGTTGGTAAGGTATATGTTTGGAAAAAATCATATTCAACATTTTCAGACTATCAAATATTGGCTCCAAATTTACAATCGACATCGATGAATTTTGGTTCATCGGTTACTATACAAGATAATTTTTTAATGGTTGGTGCTCCCAATCGTTTTTTTAATTCAAAAGAGAAGGCGGGTAGTGTATATTATTATAAATACAATGGTGGAACAGCAAAATGGGGAATATTAAATAATGGTCCATATAAAGAAGATGAATTAATACAACACGGAACACCAGCCGCGTTTGATAGATTTGGTTGTTCTATATCGGTCGATGGGAATTATATGATTATAGGAGCATCTGGTAAAGGTGGAGGAGGGAAAGGTAAAGCTTGTATATATAAATATCAAAGTAATAATTGGGTATTTGTGAAAGATATAGTAGGTTCAACATCAGCCAATAAT